TGCAAAAGCAATTAAAGATAAAAACACTAAGGCGGCGATTCCTTTAAATCAGTTCTTATCTAAGAAACTTAATATATCCACTGATGACGCCGAGAATTATCAAAGAAGTGCTAGTTTCAGAAAGAAGGATATTATTGAGCCAAAGATACCTTATTATGAAGCTAGAGAGAAAATTTTAAAACCTGAATATGACGCAGCTAAAAAATGGTATACAGATCAAAAATTACCGTGGAATAAAAAAGCCGTTGAGACCGTACGAAAAGTTATTTCTTCTAATCAAGATAAATGGGTTCCTCCAAAATTAAAACCAGAACTTTTAGACAGAGCAATGGTCAGAGTTGCCCAGGAACTTAAAATAGACCCCGACGCTAATGAAGCACAATTAGCAAGACAAATTTATGGTGATGATAGCATTAAAAATTTAAAAAACATAAGAGCAGATGTTTCAAAGTTTTCTGAATTTTTAGTGGGAGCCAGAGAGATTGCAGGTTTAAAGCTTGGTAATTATTCCCTTGCACAAAAACAAGAGTTACTGGGTCATATTTTTTATCCTGGAATGTTTAAATTTGGATCAGGACTAATTGGTAACCGAATGGTCACGGTTAGGGATTATCTTTTAAAACCCTCGGGTAGAACTTTAAAATCCATGCTGACTGCCTTACAGCCCGGACTTGGACACCAGAGAATTGACATTGATGAAGTTATTGGAAGAGCAGCAACTTATGAAAAAGCACCTGGATACACTGAACTAGGTCAAGTTTTAAAAACAAAGATTAATCAAGATAAAGGTAAGTTATTAGATAACAATTTTTCAAGAATTTTCAACCAGATCATGGATGGAAAAACCAAAGATTTTACTTTGGATGGAAGAAAATATAATAGTGTTGAAGACATCGCTAAAGCATGGAACACCAAATCCAGTAAATTTGCAAAAGATTATGGAATTCATACGGCTCAATTAAGAGTCGGAAAAGATTTAGATCCTAGAAAATTAGTTAAGCATTTTGGCTTACTAACGCCTGAAGCTCAAAAAGATATTTTAAGGGTAGCTCGGACGAAAGGACTTGCTATAGAAAGTGAAGCTCTTCCGATGACGGCTATGACGGATATATGGGAAGCACGAGGTAAAGGAATTGAACCTAAGAGTTTATCTTTTTATAAAAGCATTGTTCCTGAATTTGCCAGACAAGTTTACGCAACCGGTGATAAAGACTATATCAACATGTGGGAAGAGAGAGCGGGTTGTTCTGAAGGATGTTTAGCTAGAAAACCAGGAATAGTTGGAAGGTTGTTACAAAAAATGCCCAAAGGCGGGAGAACCGGAGCGATATTAGCTGGTCTCGGGGCCGTGGGCGCTGGTACGTATGCCATGATGGGTGGAGCAGAAGCCGACACCATGAAGTATAACCCAACCACAGGAGAATTTGATAACGCAGAAGGCGAACCCGAAACACAAGAAGGTATTTTAAACTGGATCGCAGACAATCCGATTAAATCAGGACTGGCTCCGATCCCTGCTTTATTAGGCGTTTCCCATTTCGCTCCTAAAGCAGCCGCTAGAGCTTTAACGAGTTTCCCAGCGTTAGTTGCACCAGCCTTAGCCGCAGAAAAATTATATCAATACAAAGAAGGCGTGGATCCCGGAGATATGGCATTAGATCCTCTCAATGCTATTTGGGCTTTAGGATGGGATAGCCCTAAAACAGGAATGGGTCCAACAGGGGCTAAAGGAGCTTATTATGCAGGATTATCGGATTCACAAAAATTGGGTTTAAGAAAATTAGCAACCAAACAAGGGTGGAAAGATTTACCGAAAGCAATGAAAGCTGGAATTATGTCTCCACGAGCGGCCGGAACTAAAATGGTCTTTCCTTTCGCAGGTCCTAAAGCAGGAGCTGGAATAGGGAGTACTCTTTTAAGAGGAGGAGCACGATTACTTCCATTAGGTCCAATTCCTTTAGCGTTAAGTGCAGGTTATTATGGATGGAATAAATACAAAGATGTTCGAGACACAAATTCTATTTTAGATAGTATGCGAGAACGAGGTAGTATTACCGAAGAAGATGCCGATACTTTAAGAACGATTATGAAACAGGGTTGGTTAGGAACAACTTCGTTAGGCGCTAAAATTTTAGGCTCGGAAGAACTCGAACTCGGTGGAGAAATGATAGGACTGGATCAACAAAAACAAGTGTTGGATCGATTAAGAATGGATGTGGATGCTTTTCAAGAAGGTGACCCTGAACAAGGTTTAGAAGGAAGAAAAGGGGTAAGAGCTAAAGAACGTCAACAAGAATTCTTTAACTGGTTCAGTGATGGCGGTCGAGTCGGCATGAAAACGGGTGGTATGGACCGAAGAACTTTTTTAAAATGGATCGCAGGTCTAGCGGCCACAGCTACAGGATTAATTAAAGGAAAGGGTTTAACTCAAAAAGCTCCTGTTGCAAAAGCAGTACCGAAAGCGGTTTCTAAATTTCAAGGGGTTGAAGGAATGCCCGCATGGTTTCCAAGAGCGGTGGCGAAGATTAAAGCCCACGGGAAATTACTTTCGATGGCTGACAAAGATTATGTGCAAGGGGATATGTATGAAATGATGATTCCTATTCAAAAATATTATTCTAAAGGACCTCGAGGTGAGGGAACCCAAATTAAAACAGAAATGGAAAAAGTCATCATGGAAGAAAATCCATTAACAGGAGAAATTAGTATGCAGTGGACCGGCACCGATAATTTTGGTGATGAGGCGGTTCGACAGATTAACTTTAGACCTGGAAGTGCAGGTTATCAGAAATTTGGTGTAGATCCTGAACATCCTCAAGCTTGGGAGTATCAGCGAGTTAAAGTTGATGAGCCAGAATTTAGTTATAGTCAACCTGATCAGTCTCAGCCTTATCGAGATGATATTGAATATTTAGATATTTCTACTGAAGGAGATGAAGTAGTTGCAGGGTTAGAAAAGATGACAGGCGAAGTAACTAAAGAGGGCACCGTTGTTGATGACGCTTTCAAAAAGAAAATTTATAGAGATGTAGATCAAGAGGAGGCTTTATTACCCGATCCAGAAGGACAACTTGGACCTGAAGGTGATTGGTTAGGAGACCCTCCTAATGAAATGATTGAAGGAGATATCCCTGATTGGGTGCCTAAAGATGAATGGACTAAGAAAGCTGGAGGGGGAAGAGTGGGATTTGATGAGGCTGGTATAGTTGGAGCTAAAACAGGAATGGTTACGGAATATGGAAGAGAAGTTTATGAAACGCCGGAAGGAGAACAGGTCTCTGAAAAATCTATTACGCTTCCTCTTGGTTCGATGTGGATTAATGTACCGAGTATTCATAGAGGAGTTGAGTATAATGAAGATCAGCTAATACAAATGCTTTCTAATGATGAAATTCAACCCACCAGTATTCATGAAACTCGAGAAGAAGCTGAAAGGGCGGCTGAAGAGAGAAGTGATACAATGCACAAATATAGAAAAGGAATCAGAGGGGGCGGAATGCAGACTGTTCAGACGGGCAACATTGCAAGACGTCCAGGAGCTGTGCCTCCATTATCAGGACCCAGTCCTGATGGGATCATGAGCTTGTATTCTAATCCAAAACAAGTTAATGTGGGGTAATCGTAGGAACTTATGGTAGACAAAATTGACAAAGCCCTTCCGAATGTGAAGGAAAAAGCTTATATTGAATCCCCTGAAGAAATTCAAATTGAAGAATCTAAAAAAATTCAAGAAGTTAATGATCAGGGCATTGAAGTTACTGAAAACGAAGACGGTAGCGCTGAAATAGAATTCGAGCCTGGTAAAGTAGCTGGGCCCGGAAGTGAAGATCATTTTTCAAATTTAGCAGACATTCTTCCTGATGATGTTGTCAATCGACTTGCTTCTCAACTTTACCAAAATTATGAAGATTATAAATCCTCTCGAAGAGATTGGGAACAATCTTATACGACGGGTTTAGACTTATTAGGATTTAAATATGTCAATCGATCTCAACCGTTCCAAGGCGCCTCTGGAGCCACGCATCCAGTTTTAGCCGAAGCGGTAACTCAGTTTCAAGCTACAGCCTATAAAGAATTATTACCTGCTGATGGCCCAGTAAGAACTCAAATTTTAGGAATGGCAACACGTGAAAAAGAAGATCAAGCGGCCCGTGTGAAAGAATACATGAATTATCAAATCATGAATCAAATGCCAGAGTATGAAGCTGAATTTGATCAAATGTTATTTTATTTACCGCTAGCCGGTTCATCATTTAAAAAAGTTTATTATGATGAAATGATCGGTCGAGCGGTTTCAAAATTCGTACAAGCGGATGATCTGATTGTTCCGTATTCTGCTACCTCATTAGAGGATGCGGAAGCAATCTTTCAAAGAATGTACATGTCTGAAAATGATATTCGTAAAGCTCAAGTTTCAGGATTTTATTCGGATATTGAATTAGGCCATCCTAATTTTACCCAAGACCGAGTTCATGAAGAAGAACGTAAATTAGAAGGCACAAGAAGAACTTATAGTTCCACTGCTGCCGATACAACTTTTACGATTTTAGAATGTCATATTAATTTAGATTTAGAAGGCTTCGAAGATGTGGGAGATGATGGAGAACCAACAGGAATTAAACTTCCCTACATCGTCACTTTAGAGGCCGGTGCAAGACAAGTTTTATCTATTAGACGAAACTACCAACCTAACGATCCAGCAAAACAGAAAGTCCATTACTTTGTCCATTTCAAATTCCTACCCGGACTTGGTTTTTACGGCTTTGGACTTATTCACATGATTGGCGGATTGAGCAGAACGGCAACGGTCGCTCTCCGTCAATTATTGGATGCTGGAACCTTATCCAATTTACCCGCCGGATTTAAAATGCGAGGCATTCGAGTACGAGATGATGCCCAACCATTACAGCCCGGTGAATTTAGAGATGTAGATGCTCCAGGCGGAAGTTTAAAAGAAGCCTTTTATCCTTTACCTTATAAAGAACCATCACAAACGTTATTGCAATTGATGGGAATTGTTGTTCAAGCAGGACAAAGATTCGCGTCCATTGCGGACATGCAGGTCGGGGACGGGAACCAGCAGGCCGCTGTTGGTACGACCGTAGCCCTTTTAGAGCGTGGCTCCAGGGTAATGTCCGCAATCCATAAACGACTCTACAATGGTCTCAAAAAAGAATTTAAATTACTGGCCAATATTTTTGCCCAGTATCTACCCGCCGAATATCCTTATGATGTTGTCGGTGGCCAAAGAATGATTAAGCAAATGGACTTTGATGACAGAGTCGATATTGTTCCTGTTGCGGATCCTAATATTTTTTCTATGACTCAAAGAATTACTTTAGCTCAAACAGAATTACAATTAGCAATGTCTAATCCACAGATGCATAATTTATATATGTCATACAGAAAAATGTATGAAGCATTAGGATTAAAAAATATTGATCAACTTTTACCACCTCCTCCACCACCGGTTCCTAAAGATCCGGCGTTAGAGCATATTGATGCAATGGCAATGAAACCTTTCCAAGCTTATCGTAATCAAGATCATAGAGCTCATATCACCGCTCATATGAATTTTATGGCAACTAATTTTGCTAGAAATAATCCTCCGATTATGGCTGCACTAGAAAAGAATATTTTTGAACATATTTCTTTAATGGCTCAAGAACATATTGAATTAGAATTTGCTAAACAGATTATGGACATGCAACAAGCTCAGGCTCAAGGTCTACAAGGTCCGGAAGCTCAACAAAGAATGCAACAACTGAATTTACAAATGGAAGCTAGAAAAGCTGTTTTGATTGCTGAATATACCGCTGAATTCATGGAACAAGAGAAACAGATTACATCTATGTTGGATAGTGATCCGTTAATTAAATTAAAGGCTCAAGAGCTTGATTTAAAAGCTATGGAGAATTTTAGAAAACAAGAAGAAACTACTGAACGAATTAACTTAGATAAAACTAAGCTAATGCAGAATCGGGATCTGACAGAGCAAAAACTCGAACAAAACGAAGATTTAGCTGAAATGAGAGCTGAAACTTCGCTAATTAAGCAAGATATGTCCAACAAGGCTAAAATGCGGTCTGATGTGATGAAAAGAAAAGACGTAAAAACCTTGAAAGGACCTAGAAGTTAGTGTAGTAAATTAATAGGAGATACAAATATGAGAAATGATTTTGGAACAAGACCTTATGCAGTAAGATTCCCTTACGACAGAGAAGGCTTTAAAAAAGGCGGATCTGTTAAGAAGAGAAAAAAACAGGGCTACAAAGATAGAGAAGATGAATCTCTAGGAATGAGAACTGGAAAAGAATCTTCGAAGAAACAATCTATGAAAGCTCGTAGAGATGAATCTTATGGCAAATGGGGAAAACGTAAAAAGAAATTTGGTCGTTCAAACAAAGTAAATAAATAGGAGTTAGAATGGGTGACATTTCAATAAAAGGCCATGGCTGTGAAAGACGTGGATCTAAAGGTCGAACACGTCATAATAAAGGTGGACGTGTTGGATTAAAATTTGGTGGTGGACGTACGAACCTTTTAGAAGAATTAGGTCGTGTGGAAGCTGAACCATCTAATAGAAACAGAAGAGCTGAAGTTGCTAGAGTTCATAGTGAATTAAATAAAGGATATAATAAAGGTGGACGTGTGGGTGCTAAAGATGGCAAATGGATTCAAAAAGTTAATAAATCTATTAAAGCTAGAGGCACTAAAGGAAAATGTACACCGATAACTAAGCCAGGATGTACAGGTCGTGCTAAAGCATTAGCTAAGACTTTTAAGAAAATGGCTAAGAAGAGGAAGGCAGCATAATGTCAAAAGAACAAAGACCTTTTTATAAAGGCGTGGACTTCAAAAAGTTTACCAACAAAGATGGATATGCAAAAGGTGGAGTGGAATATAAAGTATCTGAAAAAATTCCACTAGAAGAACAAGTTGGTGGCCAAAGAAGAATGCTCAAAGACAAAAAATCCAAAGCTGGCTGGTATTAATTTATGGCCTGGTTCGGCTTAGCAAAAATTGCACTCCAAGCTGGAAGTAAACTTTACGCAAATAGACAAAAGACAAAGATGGCGATGTCTGATGCACGATTGATGCATGCAGAGCGTATGGCCCGAGGTGAGGAATCTTACCAGGGCAAACTTTTAGAAGCTCGGCAAAACGATTACAAGGACGAAATCGTACTTGCGATACTTACGCTCCCCATAATAATTTTGGCCTGGTCGGTGTGGACAGAGGATCCGGCGGCGATGGCGAAGATAGAGATCTTTTTTGAGTATTTTTCTAACCTTCCAAAATGGTTCACAAATTTATGGATTTTGGTCGTAGCGAGCGTTTTTGGCATTAAGGGAACTCAGATATTCCGTAATGGTGGTGGAAAAAAATGAGTGGTTGGTTAAAACAACTTCTTAATCCTAAAACAGCCGGAAAAGTCAAAGAAGTATTAGAAAGTACTATTACAAAGGTAAAACCAAAGCTTGGTTTTGAAGATACAAAAGCTTATAAACAAAAGCTTAAAATGAATAAATTTTTAAAGAAATAATGCCTTTTAAATCAGAAAAACAAAGACGATATCTCTGGAAAAATGAACCTAAGATTGCTAGAGATTGGACTAAAACTTACGGCAGTAAGCCTGTAGGAAAGAAAAAGAAGAAGAAAAAAAGGAAAAAATAATGGACGAATTTGTGTTTGTGCACAAACTTCAGCGAGCTATAAAACAGCGGCTGGCTGCATTATCAATTAATGTTACCTCTGGTGGGGTTGACAACTTTGATAAATATAAATATATTACGGGACAAATCAGTGCACTGGAATCAGTGCTACAGGAAATCTCTAACCTGCTTGATAAAAAGGAGCTATATGAAGAAAAAGACGGAAACGTTATTAGAATCGACAAAGACCCTGGAAAACCAGGAAATCCCAAAAGTTAAATTAGCTTTAGAGCCAGATTTAAAAAAAGCTGCTGACGAAGCAGAAGCCAAAAGAAATAAACCCCCTTCAGAAGAACGACTTCCTAAACCTACGGGATGGAGAATTTTAGTTCTACCTTTTCAACCTAAAAGAATTACCAGAGGTGGAATTCATATAGCCGATACAGCGGCAGAAAGACAACACTTAGCTACTGTATGTGGCTTAGTACTAGCGATGGGACCGGATTGTTATAGCGATAAAAAACGCTATCCTGAGGGACCATGGTGTAAGAAAGGCGAATGGGTGATCTTTGCACGTTATGCAGGATCACGATTTAAAATTATGGGAGGAGAAGTAAGAATCTTAAATGAAGATGAGATTCTAGCAACAATTCAAGATCCAGAAGAGATCTTGCAAGAAATATAAACATAGGAGGAGCTATGCCAGAAGAAAAGAAAAATGAAAAAATGGTTGATATCGACACTACGGGTCCGGGTGCCGAGATCGAAGTAACCGAAGAAAAAAAACCGGATCAAGAAGTAGAGGTAAAGAATGAAGAAGTTAAGCAAGACGATACTAAGCCCGCTGACACATCTGAGAAATCTGATGAGCAGCCTGTTGTTCAGGATAGCAAACCTGAAAAAAAAGAAGACGAAAAACTAGAAGAGTATAGTGAAACGGTTAATAAAAGAATTGCTAAACTCACTAAGAAATGGAGAGAGGCAGAACGACAGAAAGATGCTGCAATCGATTATGCAAAAGGCGTTGAACATAAACGAAAACAATGGGAATCTAGATACGCAAAATTAGATTCTACTTATCTTAAAGATTCAGAGACCAGAGTTAAAAGTCAATTGGAGGGAGTTAAAGGAAAATTAGCTGCAGCCATTGAAGCTGGAGATACGGCAAAACAAGTTGAAGCTCAGGCCGAATTGAGTGCTTTAACCAGTGATGTTCGTACAATTGAAGCTCAAAAGATAAAAAGAGAAGAATACGACAAGGAGCCTAGAACTCCTGCATATGGTGGAGGAACACCGGAGCAAACTCCGACCCTTCCCCAAGTGGATGAAAAAGCAGAAAATTGGGCGTCTAAAAATAATTGGTTCGGTCAAGATCGAGCCATGACTTTTACGGCGTTCGAGATTCATAAGGATTTAGTTGAAAAAGAAGGTTTTGATCCTAAATCAGATGAATACTATGCAGAAATAGATAAACGAATAAAAGTTGACTTTCCGCATAAATTTGGTAAAACAAGTAAAGATACGCCCAAGACCGTTCAGACGGTTGCTTCGGTGAAACGAAGTGTGAAACCTGGGCGCAAAAATGTGAAACTCACATCGTCACAAGTGCAGATAGCACGAAAATTAGGTGTGCCACTCGAAGAATATGCGAAACAATTATTAAACACGGAAGGAGCATAATATGGAAAACGATAAAAAGACTTCTCGTGCGAGCCAGACTAGGTCTAAAACTGAAAGACCAAAAGTATGGACTCCTCCATCATCTTTAGATGCGCCCAAAGCCCCCGCTGGCTATAGGCATAGATGGATCAGAGTAGAAACAATGGGATTTGATGATACCAAAAATGTACAAGGTAAACTCAGATCCGGCTGGGAGTTAATCCGAGCTGATGAATACCCTGGATCCGAATATCCTGTAATCACCGAAGGGAAGTATAAGGGAATGATCGGAGTTGGTGGCCTTGTGTTGGCAAGGATACCTGAGGAAATCGCCAAGTCTCGTGATGAATATTTTAGAAATATGACACGGGATGCGAACGAAGCTTTAGAATACGATTTGAAGAAGGAACAACATAAGAGTATGCCGATCCAACAGGATAGGCAGTCTCGTGTACAATTCGGTGGTACAAAGAAGGACAATTAAGTCTTTCTCGGAATAACAACCAATTTCCTATCATCGATTTTAATTAACCGTCTATAATCATTAAGATTATAGGCAAATGGAGTAATAATATGGCAAACCAAGACGCAGCGTTTGGATTTAGACAAGTGGGCGGACTCGGAAGCAGACCAACTTCTAATGGTACATCAAAATACGTTATTGCAAGTGGCTTAACAGGAGCTATTTATGCAGGTGACGTAGTAACATTAGGCGATGGAACTACAATTAGTGAAGGTGGCGGAGTAATCGCTCAAGGCTATGTAGGTTCATCTGAAACTGATGCAGTACGTAATGTAGGCATCTTTAATGGTTGTTTCTACGACGATCCAACTACTAGAAAACCAACGTTTAACAATTTCTGGCCTGGAGATGTTGTAGTAACAAATCCCGCGGCTGGAGCGACAGCGTTTGTGTATGATGACCCTGCTGATTTATTTGAAGTGCAAACTTCAGGTACAATCAATCAAACTTATGTAGGACGATCTCTTGATATGGCTTATACAGCAGGATCTGCTGTAACTAATGGCCGTTCAAAAGAAGAAATCGGAGCTACTTCTTATGCAGGAACCGGACAAATGGCTCTCATAAGAGTTTCTGAAGATCCTAGTAATAGTGATGAAACAGCGGCTAATTCTAATTGGATTGTAAAATTCAATCAGCATGTTTATTACAACTACGCAATATAAGGAATATAGACTATGGCAATATCACG